CAACAATCGCCTGCGCAATAACCTCCACATCGCCTAATTGCGATGTGACTTGCTGGCCAGTAGGGGTGACGTTAGCGAGAGCAACAACCGAAAGGCTACCGATCCCGCTAGTGATTTGCTGGCCCGTAACTTCAACCGGGAGAGGAGTGCCCCAAGCACCCTCGCCCCATCCGCCACGGCCCCAGCCGTTGATGTTAGCCATCGTTTAACAGGTCGAGTGCATCGTCGAGATCAGCTACGGACGAATTCATGATGTCTCTGATAGATCCGCTCATGAAATCGGTGGCTAAGGACGCATTCAAACGGTTGATAACTTCTTGAATCAGTTCTTCGGCAGTCATGGTGGCCTCCTATTAGGGGACCATCATACCCTTAATGCTGTGTTGCGACAGCCTGATATTTGCGCTTCTTGAGCACCTTCTCGACTTGACGATAGTGCCATTCCTTCTCAGTTTGCAAGGAATTAAGCTCTTTTGCGATGTATCTGTAGCCTCGGCCACGGTTGTGCAGTTTGTGGATAACTCGAATCCACTCCTGCTCCTCGGGCACTTCAACAAGGCGCACACGCTTTTTGTTGCCATGCTTCTCTTCCTCGGTGCGCCAGCCATAGGGCACTCCGCCACCGATGTAATAACCTCGCGAAGCCCAGTCCATTTTGCCTTCTCCGAAGCGATCCCGGATGTTCGCGTGTTCGATCTCCGCTACCGCAGACAGAACCATTAGCATGATCTTGTTGACCATGTCGTTCATGTCAAAACGCTGATCGAGGCCGTGCACCTTGGGCCGCTTCTTGTGTACGACTGGCATATCGCCGAACTGCTCGCAGAAAAAGAGCTGAATGCCGATGTCTTCCAAGATCGGAATAGTCGATAACAAATCCTGAGCTGATCGAGAAAAGCGATCAAGGCGGGTCGCTATGACCACGTCGTGCTCCTCAATGACGTCAGTCATGGCCCTCGACGCGGGTCGTTCGAGAATGTCGGTCGTGCCTGACACCCCGTCGTCGATAAACCATTGGTCAATAGCCCGGTTGTACTTGTTGATCGAAAAGTTGGTGATCAACTGCTTTTGCTGATCAATAGAAACACCAGAACGGCACTGCTCCTGCGTTGAGACGCGGACGTAGCCATAAATCCGGTGTTTGTACTCGCGAGGTTGAACGATCACTTTATGCCTCCTTTGTAACCGTAGTCTGCCATCTCCTCGTGCAGACGCTTCCAATCGATGTCGAGCGGGTGATGATCATCTGCCCGGTCAGCAAACATGGTAAAGCCATCCTTCTGAAGCTCGACAGCTCGGTAAAACTTGGGCACACCATCATAAACGATGTCCAGACCATGCAACTTGCAGGTCCTGCGCACCCGGTTGTAATAGCGCTTTTTCTCCTGAGCGTTAAGCACCACGAGCCTCCTCCGCAACTATCGCCTGCGCTATCTGCTGGCGGATCTCCATGATCTGCTCGATCGCCTCCTTCGGATGATTGAAATCCTGTATCAGAGCGCTGAGTTCAAGAAGGAGCAGGTCGGCCTGCTCCGTAGTGAGTTCAACCTTCATTACAGCTCACCCTTGGTGTTTTCGTAGTGGTCGATAAGCAACGAGAACAACTGCGGGTTGGTCAGCTTGAACGGAAAGTTATCGTCAACCTTGGCCCTCAATGCAACCCACTTGGCGGCGAGATCGCCTTCCAAGGTTAGGTTCTGCTTTGGTGCTGTTCGCTTGCGCGGTTTCGCTTTACTGCGATCGTAAACGCCTCTTGGCATGGTGTTTCCCTCCATACGAATGAATGTTCCATGTGGAACACTGCGGATGGTCGCACAGGCCGTGTCGATGTGCAAGTCTTTGTAGAAAGTTATTTATTGTGACAAATTACCAAAACTACTCCCGTGTCGATGTATACACAAGTGTATAAATGTGTATAATAGGAACTGTGATCGGGATGGGCCTAATCACTGATGCCAATGGAGGGCATGGTATGCAAATCGGTTTTCACAAACAGCATGGCCATAAAAAAGTGCGCTATATGCTCGACAAGCCAGAGATGGCTTACGTGTTGCTTGACCACTGGGCGGGCAACCGGAACAACCACGACATGGAGCGCGTCACTCGCTTTCAACGTGATGTCGAAACCTGCGGCTTAACGCTCGCAGAATTCTTAACTAAAAAGTGGGCTGGCTAACAGCCCCGAGGAGCAATGATGAGATCTCATAAGGGACCTAACGTAACCACCGCCGAACGCGACCTTGTCATCAAGTGGACCAAGCGATGCTTGAGAGAGCTTGCGAAGAAGGAGCACGAGCTGGTGGACTTTCACCTGCGGCCTCAGACGGTCGCTTCACTTCAGGCGACCCTCATGGTCAACATCAAGGCGCGCAACCAGCGAAGCAACGGTGGCCGCAACCAGATCACCATCGATGTGCGGGATGCCGAGATTCGCGGCAAAAGGGAGCGCTTCGGGGAGTACAAGGCCTACGCAAGCGACCCCGTCATTGGAGACATCACGATCTTCGATCAAGAGCAGGGCATCGCTGTTATCGTAGCCCACGAGGTAGCGCACCACGTCCAGTACCGCTACGGGCCCTACACCCGCTGGCTCAAGAAGTCTTACCGTAAGCCGCACGGTCGCGGGTTTCAGGACATCTACCGGATCTTACGATCCAGAGTGGTCAACCCGTTTGTTGAAGATTGCGTTCAGGAGGCGGCGTGAGTCACGAGATCGAAGAGCGCATACTGCGCTTACTTATGGGAGGCTACCGTCAAGACGAGGTGACCTCCATTATTCAGGTCGAGTACCCAGTGCTTGACGAGTTTGACCTTGAAGACCTACCTCACCATGTCCGCAGGATTGCTAAATAGGCTGAATCGCCTCAATGCCGGGGCGCTGAGTCTCTAGTAGAGCATCAATATCTTCATCCTCACGGCCACGACCTTCCTCGATACGCTCTATCAAGCCGAGAATGCCGCCGGTTACTCCCTCGGATACAGCTTCCAAGCCTTCTAACGCGGGTTGCACGTAGGGTGCGACTCGTTGAGCGGTGTCAGACTCTAATAAATCACCGATGCCGCCCATGATGCGCTCACCGTAAGCTTGAGCACCGGGGCTGGCCTCGTAGTCGACAAGCGACTCTAGGCGACTCTGTGCACCACGCACCGTCTCCGGGTCCAAGCCCAAGTCGTAAGCGGTCCTGCCACCTATCGATCCGGCAACAGGGCGGAGGATCATTGCGTTCAATGCGTCATACGCGACCTCGGGCCCGTAACGCGCGAAGTCACCTACCTCTTCGAGGACGCCACGCTCTTCACCAGTGCTTCGCGGTAGCTGGCCAATACCCTCATTGATCGGCACGTCGCTGGCCTCAGCCATTTCCGGCGCGGCTAATCCTGCTAGACCTGCGGCCGCAAGGGGCGCCATGTACATGGTCTGGCCTGCTTTGGCGCGCTCAGCTACGGTTTCGCCTGTCGGGGTCTTTTGATTAAGGTCGATCGAGGGGCCGGTGATAGTCTCACCGCCGTAATCAGACCTAAACGTCGTCTGTCCGGGCTTAGAGCCAGTGACCTGCTTGATCGCTTTCGGAATATTGACGTCGTACTGGCCGCGTAGCCCTTCTTCTCCCCAACGGTCGATCTGGACTTCGCTCGGAGAGAACATGACCTTGTCGTAGCCTTCCTCTTCAGCCAAGCCTACTAGGCGTTTAACGGCCAGCTTGTTCCACGCATTGGAGTCGCGGACAAACGGTGCGGCTTGGGGTTTTTGAGCCTCAACCCTTAAATCCGAAGCGAGCCCCGGTCTAACAACGTCCATCGACTCTTCTAGGACGTCAACGAAGTTTCTCGGCAAGCCATACGACTCTATCGTTGTATCAAGGGACTCCTTCGCCGCCTTTTCTGCTTTATCCAACAGTGAGCGCAAGCCTTCTCCGGGGGTACTGGCGTTTGCGTCCATCTCATACGCTATTCGCTGGATCGGCCATGTCGGCGCGTCTCCATTAAGGATGCGGTTGTACTGGCTCTTGAGATGCTTATCTACCAAAACTTCTATTTCGGCTCGACCCTTTTGAAGGTTGGGGTCAGGCATCCTGTATGTCCCCTCTAGGCCGGGAGTGCCAACACGCTGATTTGCTTGCTCTATCTCGAAAACGGCAATGTCATACTTTTCTTTGTCGCTCAGTCTGCCTTCAATAGCTTCAATAAAGCGGTCCTGCCGGCCTGAGTTCATGACCCGCTGATATTGGCGATCGAACTTAGACAGCAGACCCATCTTCTCGCGATAAGGTATCTTGGGTGACGAAGCCTCATGAAGATTTTCAAGCAGTTGAGGCACCTCGGCTGAACGATAGTTGTCACGAAACTTCGCAAGTGTCTGAGGTATTTCGTTGACCTCAAGGATGCCGCGAATCTGATCCTCGCCCTTTGCGAGTGTTTCTGGGTCCATAAACCCTTCACGACGTCCCTGCTGGGCCCAATCGCTCTGCAATTCCTCAACAAACAGGACGTTGTTGCCGTCCGTATCCACGCGGTCGGTCACTCGGGCGTGGAAGACGTTGTTCACGTCGTCAGGGAAGTGCGTACCCTCCCTGAACTTTTCGGGTCCCGCTAACCGATAGCGGATCTCGCGATAATTTTCGCCACCATCGACGGTGTATTCAGACCAGCGCGTATCGCCTGCGAGTTGCATTTCATCCTGTTCCAAAGCGTGTTGCGACAGGCGGACTTGGGCTTCGTTGACGCTTCTTACTGAATAATCAGCGTCTTGCCTACCGTAAGTTGTATTGTTGGAGTCAACACCAAACTCACGTCTCAATGATGGCAGAGCGTCATTAGGAGGGGTGAAACTGTCGTCATACGGGCTTTGAACCAGTCGATAACCTTCAACGGGATTGTTATCAACGTAAAGCTGAACAACCGTCGCGGGATTATCGTAGTACATCGTCGAGACGTTTTCGTAAGCGTTCTCACGAAGCTCGTTTATGAGCGTAGTCGGCAAGTCATCGAGAGCAATCTCGCCCTGTGACCACTTTTTAAGGTTAAGCTCTCGCTCATTAAGGGTGTCATCGGCCTGATCTACAAATTCAGTGTAGTAATAGTCCTTGATGCTCTCTTCAAGGTCGTAATCCATCTCCGCTTCGACGCCACTGGGTCCGCCAAAGTATTCTTCCATCTCCATTTGCTGAATATCGAAGTCAACGTCAGACTCTCGGCCACCAATCGCGATCTCTTCCTCGAATTCGATGCGGTTTTCGTCGATACGCTCAAGAATTTCGGCCTGAGTCACCCGTCGCTGTTCAAAAAGCTCTGTTAAACCAAGCTCTTCCAGCTCTTCCTTGGTCACACCCTGCTTAATGAAGTGCCTGCGCGCGTCAGAGCCGATATTTTTCAGTTGCTTCATCTTAAAAGCGACATCCTCGGCCTTGGAGTACAACCTTTCGGGGTTTAACGACGCTTTGATGATGGCTTTGGTTATGCGAGGCATGATTACGCGGCCTTTTGGTTAGGAATCCAGTCCGTAGCGAGTATATCAAGCCAATCGTCGAAAGGAATCACTGCGCAACCCGTTAAATCAGCGTAATCCGGGTTAAATGCGCCCATCGGTAGGGTGACGCGGATGGGTTTGTTGTTGAACTTCCAAACCAAGACGGGAATATCGTCCCCGGCGGCCGTGCAAACCTGCTCCCACCACGCTTTTTGATACCACCAACCATCCTTGTAGGCCTTGCACTCGATCGCATAGCCGGGAATAGTGATGTCACATAGGTTTTTCGCTTGATATTGATCAAGGTTACGCTTGCAACGGACATCGATGCCTTGCGCCTCAAAGAAAATATTGAGTCGTTTTACGATATCCCGCTCAAATGCGGCACCCTTGTTACGTGAATCAGCCATTTCGCGATAGTATCCTATCTGGGAAAAAATTCTAGGCCATAGGGGTCCCTTGGTCTTTTGCAGAATCGACCCCCACCCCCACAACCAGAGCGCTACCCCTCCAATCATAGCGCTGGGGGTGAGGGGTCCCTTTTATCCATCAAATAAAATTAAGTTTTGAATGTACCGAACTCAGCTATAGCTATGGCCATGGCGCGCGTTGCTATTTAGGGGGGTGCGGGGGGCTACCCTAACGCGATCTGAAGGCCGTTTTCCGACCCCATAGAGACCCATTGACCCGTCCCGTTGCGTCTCGTACAGGCCAATACAGGCCGTTTTAGGCGTAACGTGACCCCCGTGAACACACAAATGCGGCGCAGGGGTCACAGAATCGGCCCAATGATCGGTAAAATCGATGGTCAGGCGGGTTTTTGGGGGTTTTTCCGGGATTTTGGCGGGGTGTAGAGAGAGAGCCTCTCTACACGGTTGCACATACCGTTAAGCAGGGCATGGGCTGTCAGTTGTTTGTCAGTGATCTTTGTCTGAGAAATTATTTTCCGTACCCAATAGTTCGTTGAGCCTAGTCTTGATGTCGTCCTTGCTCATGCTGTCGATGTTGGCGTTGATGTTGAGGTTCTGGGTACGCTGAACCGTGAGGCCACCGAGCTGGTTAAGCTCCTTCACAGCACTCACAGCGGCGTTGTAATGCCCACTGTCGAACGCTGTCTCAGCGATGTTCCACAGCATCGACCCAGTCTTCTCAGGCGTGATGGCGAACTTCTCTCTCAGCTCCTCCTGCTTCAACCTGATCGCTTTCGTGACGTGGGGATGCGTCTTACCATCCATCATCTTAGTGGCACTCGCCGCAGGGAATGAGAACCCGGAGCGTCGAGCCGCTTCCGTTTGCCCACACGAGCCCTCCGTGTAGAACCACACGAACGCCGCTTGCATTTCGGTCAAGCCAA